TAGGTTTTCACCAAGTGTTAACGTAAAGTTGTTAGAGTCATTGAGGTCAGGTGTCACAGTTGCACCAGATGTCAACGTAGTAACTTCACCGCGTTGACCGGCAGTGAAAGTTTGAGCATCTGACAATGTTGCAAACGAGCCCTGAGTGCCGACAAGAGCAGAACCTTCTTTGACATACAATTTGTCTTGGTCAGTTGCATAGCAAATCTCCCCTTCCTGAATATCAGCAACTGAAGAGTTTAAATTAGAATATGTACCTCTTGCTACACGCAGAGGAGTTCGGTTAGTAGGTGTTGGCATTAGTCGAAAGATCCTCCGTCGTATGTTGATGATGATGTGACAAGTGAATAACCACTGTCAAAGTTGCCGCCATCTGCAACAAGAATACCGCCACCACCTGAACCTGACGAAGCAGCAGTTAATCGTCCTTGAGCGTCAACGGTAATATTAGAATTTGTATATGAACCTGCTGTTACTGTTGTATCAGCAAGTTTTGCTGCAGTTACAACATCATTATCAATAGTGAAAACACTACCAGTACCGGAAACTGTAATGTCGCCTTTGTCACCATCTGTAAGTCCAGCACCGTCAGCACCGTCAGCACCTGCTGGACCTGTTGCGCCTTGCGGACCTTGCGGACCTGTTGGCCCAGCTGGTCCTTGAGGACCTTGTGCACCATCAGCTCCTGCTGGACCTGTTGCACCGGCTGGACCTTGCGGACCTGTTGGACCAGCTGGACCTTGTGGACCAGGTGCGCCGGTAAAGACAACTAGGTCTAACTCACCTGTAATAGGGTTGAACTGAAATGCCATTAGATCCTCACTTATTTACAACAGTGTAAACTTCTTTGTAAGAACCATCTTGACCTGCTGTAATTTCAGAAATCAACTCTTGGTTAGATCCAATATTATAAGATACATCAGTACTTTGAACAGGATATACATTGTACTGAGCTAACACATGATTAGTGATAGGTTCGGGAAAGGATACGTGAGGATATTCTTCATAAAGTGTTTCAAGATCAAAAGGATAATCCTGAACATCATTGAAAATTTTTACATACTTCATAGTTTCATTCCCATTAGTTGACCATTAGATTTCCAAATCTCTACAACTGACAAGTCAGTAAGCCTAGGTGCTGAACCAGAAACCCAGTGAATTTTTGGCCAAGTAATACTAAAGCCATTTTTATTAGCAATAGTAACACGTACCATACTGCCTTCTTTAAAATTTGCTAATGAAATAGTTTCACTTTTAGATAGTACAAGTGTTTGTAGGAATCCCTTTAAAGCATCGATAGAACCATAAACTACACTGCAACCATAAGTAACACATTTAAGTGTTTTATTGATTAATGTCTGTTCTTCTGCTGATCTAATTAAACTTGCCAAAGGTATACTTGTTTCCCAACCTTCACCATTTGAAACAACAACACCAGGCTCAGGGTATTCAATATCTGAATCACCTTTCTCACCTTGAATGCCTTGCTCACCTTGTGGTCCTTGTGGTCCTACATCACCTTTATCACCTTGTGGACCTTGTGGCCCTACATCACCATTTAGACCATCACGACCGGGAAGACCATCCTTACCATCTACACCATCTTTACCAGGAGCACCAGGAGCACCAGGATCACCTTTTAAACCATCAACACCTCGTGGTCCTCGTGGTCCTTTCGAGCCATCCTTACCTGGTTCACCGGTTGAACCTGGTTCACCTGCTGGGCCTTGTTCACCAGTAATACCTGGTTCACCTTTTTCACCATCTTTACCAGGTAGACCTGTAATAGCAAATGCTCCTGCGGACTTCCAATCTGTGCCGTTATAAACGAAGACTTCACCTTCCTCGCTGGTTACATAGACATCACCCTTAACACCTTCTTTAGGTAGTGCAGCTTTATTATCAGCAATACCTCTGACAGCAATCTTAGCTGAAATCTTACTAGAAGAATTGATATTAAACATGGCTTAAGTTTTTACTACAGTTACAACATCGTCATTGACATTATATGTCAAGGTAAGTGTAGCAACAATATTACCGGTAGCACCACCTCTTCGATATTCAACCTGAGTAAGATTGCTACCAGTATAAGTATTGCCAACAAAATCATGATCGGGGATAAACATCCCACCTGTTACTTGTACTAATTCTCTCATTGTACTAAATGTTTGTTAGATTTAAAATTTATACTTAACTCCTGTTTTTACAGTTGTACCGATAGGTTCACCTAGATCCATACCACCGCTAGTCAAGACTTTAAGTTCACCATAAGCACCAAGACGCTCACTGAATTGTGTCTTAATACCTACTTTACCAGAAGCTTCAGTAGTTGTTGCTTCACCATCAGGCATCACAAAAGCAGGTCCACCTTGGATATAATATTGTGTTGATTTACTGAAGTTACCTTCGTAACCAACGTCATTACGCAATACAGTTTTATTATAATCTACACCAGTAGATTTAGATTCACTTTCGATGTTTACGTAAGGACCAGCAACAGCAGAGGTAGAAAGAATAGCAGCTGCAGGGAGGATAGCAAAAATTTTCATTGTAATTTATTTAAAAAAGAATAAGTGTATTGTGTCCGTTTACCATGAATACCCCAGCCTAACCAATAGTAAGCAGCATTCATATAATAAGGGACGGTTTGATGATTAGTTTGAAATGCATAAAGATCATCTCTAAACCTCATCTCATTAATCATATAACGAGTTTGACCTTCTACTGAAGAAGGGTCACACTTGTATTTTTTACAGAACAAACCAAGACCATTATAACGTGATTTGGTTGTCCATTGTATTAAACCATAACCACCGCGAAGACATCTATCATAAGGAATAATAGCACCACCTTCGCAAACGTTAGATTTAAAATTAGACTCCTGTTGTATGTTACCCATAATGACTGCTAGTGCTGTACGGTCTGTCACTCCAGCAGAAGTCTGTAGTTGTTCAAGAACGTACTGCTGTGGTGCAGTACATTGTGGGCATTCAATCATTTTTTCTTAGCAGTTTTAGCAGATCGTTTAAAGTTGGCAGCAGTGGGTGCACCAGCACTACCAGGCTTACGCATCTTTTCATTCGAGCCTTGTTTAATACGCATTCGTTTAGCGTGGATGTTAGCGTAGAGACCTTGTTTAGCCATTAGGATTTACCACATTTCCATTTACGTAATGCAAGAGCCTTCCGAGTTGGACGACCCTTGCTGTCTTTCATCGGTCCTTTAATACCACCCATCCTAGCACAGAAAGACTTTTTACGTTTTCCTCCACCAGGTTGTGGTGCTTTTAAATTAGATCCTGTTTCTCTATTATATTTTTCACGACCAGCTTTTGTAAGACCACCTGATCGTGATTTATGTGTACCAATTTTTAGTTTGACAGAAGGTTTATTTTTTGTTGCCACCTTTGCCACCTTTCTTTTTACCGCAAGCCATTACTTTTTAGTACCTTTCTTAGGTGGTCTACCTTTCTGTGATCCGTAAGTTCCTTTACCTTGTGGCATTACCATACTCCAGGGATAATTTGACCAGTTAGTGCATACGCTCCAAGCGCAGCCATCACACCTAGCATAGCTAGGCGACCGTTTAGTTTTTCTGCTTTGTCGTTGTGATTCACAGTGTAGTTTTCGTCAGTGTACATGGTGGGTTCTTTAGCAAAGAGGTTTTGTTGTCCGCGATCGTTGGTGGTAACAGTCATTAGAATTCAAGGTCAGAGTTTTCAAGTTTACGCATAACGTCAGAACGATATGCTGGATCACTATCATAACGTTTGTCACTCATAGCTGCTACAAGTTCTGATTGACTACGGAATGCATTATCAGCAGCAGGTGCTGCAGAACGTCCAGTCAGTAACTGACCATCTTTACCAACAGCATCGATATACTTACTATTCAATGCTTGTACAGCAAAGAAGATAGCGTTAGCATTACCATCAGCCATCACTGAATCATACATCTCAATCGCTTCTTTAGAAAAAGATTCACCAGCCCAGTTTAGCATGTCTTTATAAGTAGACTCGCCACCAACCATATCAAACAATTGATTAGCTTGCTGTTCTGTTAGTTTACCTGAAGCTTCTTCTTGTACGTCTTCTTGTTCATCGGGGACTTGCTCTTCTTGTTCTCGTTCTTCACCGACTTCCGGTTCTTCACGTGGTTCACCTAGTTTCTTTTGTAATGCAAGGTAAGCCTGTTCAAGAGATTGTGTATCTTGAAACTTACCTGCTAGTAGCTGTTGTTGTTCCCCTTCGTTAGCCTCGGCAACAGCGAGAGACTCTTGCTCATCAGCATTAAGTTCTGGCTGATCAGCGGGTGCATCATTAAGTGTTAGTGTTTCGCTCATTGAATTGGTGGTTGTTGTTGTTCTTGTTGCATCATTTGTGCAGCAGCTTGTTCACGTTTCTGCTCAACAGCAGCCATCTGTGGTTCTTGTTGTTGAGCCATCATTTGTTGTTGTTGAGCCATAGCTTGCTGCTGTTCTTGCTGTATCTCTTGCATACTCTTAACAAGATTCAATACATCAATACCAGATGCTGCTGCCAAACGTTTAACAACTTCTTCTGGATTAATAAATTGTTGAATAGCTTCTGGTCCCATTGTTTGTGCAATGATCTGTAGGAATTGACCAAGACTTTCACGATCTTGTCCGCGACCAAGTGCATTAATACCAGCAACAATAGTAGGCTTAACGATACCACCTTTAGGTAAACGTGGGATCTCACCTGTTTTTTGTGCAACGTTTAGTTTACGGTTAAGATAAGGTACAAGAAACTCCACAGTAAGTAGACTAAATAATCCACCAAGTTGGCGTTCTAGTTCCATCTGAGTCATACGTACTTCTTCAGCTGTAGTACGTTCTGATTGTCTTACATTAAGAACAAGGAATGCCTCACTTAAACGTTGACTTAAAGTACCCATCATTTGATAAGCAGTTTGGAAGTCAGCCGTTTTACCAACCTGTACTACACCAATATCATCAGGTCTTCCCTGAATGATAGCACCGTTACCTGCTTGTGAAAGCGTTGATGGTTTGGTTGTACTGGATGGTGAAATGGTAAACACTACCTTAGCAGCTGCTGCGCTACCTTCAACCATTGCTTGTGACAGAGCTTCAAGTGACTTTAGATCACCAATGAACTCTTCAACTCTACCACGTCCATAAACCTCACCGTCTACGTGGTTGAAACGTAATACAAGCCAGGGGTTGGCGTCAATAGGTGCTTTACCATAAGACTTAGGTAAAATTTTATCATCTACTTCTTGATGCCATACCCAACGGTTATTATCTCTAACACAATGTGTGTAAATATCACATTCATCATCATGACGTGATGAGTTATCCGAAGGTGTATTTGGTTGTGGTTCTTTGTAATCTGGATACTCTTTTTTTAATAATTTTTTTGATATTGTTTCTTTAGTTACAATTTCTATAACATTACCGTTGCCATCTCTATCTACTACGTATCGGTTTAAAGGATAAAGTTTTAAAATATCCTTATCCATAAAGATAAGAGCATTACCAGCTACTACAAGATGCTTTAGTGCTTGATGAACGACAACACGATCACTGGAAGCTGCAATAGATTCCATGATAGTGCGTTCAACTTTAGCAAATGACAAGTCAAGTTCTGATCTAATTTCTGGCCCTAATTCTTGAGGCAATTTAATATCATTAACCTGTAGCTTGAAGAAGCTGGTTTGTGGAGGTAGCAATGCAAGCATTAATTTACTTGCAAGCGTCACCACACCTTTAGCTCCAACTGATTGCCACGGTGTTGTAAGTTTTAATGAGCCTTTAGTATAAGTCTCATCCTCTCGGATAAGATAAGGTAGAGTTAGATCTGCTGCTTGTCTAGCAGTATTAAGGAACTGGGAACGGTCTGAAGACAATCTATCATAACGTGTTTTAGCAGTCATTAGACGTTAAGTACTCCAAGTGATTGTGCTCCAGCAGCAATAGCATTATAGCTAGTTGGATTTATTTGTAGTTGCCTGCGTTTAAATCCCTGTGTTCCTGAAGTTTGTGGTGATTTAGAAGCAGACTTAATTTGAAACTGGCTTTCCATACCTGCTCTTGCTGCATTAGCTGCTTTAACACGCTCACTGATTTCCATTTGTTTTAGTCTTTCAGCTTGCGCTTGCTCCTGTCGCTGCTGCTGTTGTATTTGCA